ATCTGGAGTCCCCTCCACAAGAGTTAAGGCACAGGAATTAATTCTTGATCTCCTAAAGGAAAGAGCAGAGACTGGTCGTATCTATATTATGAATATTGACCATTGTAATAGTCATTCTTCCTTTAAGGATAGCATTTATATGAGTAACCTTTGTCAGGAGATTACTCTACCTACAGATCCTATTAGTCATATTGATGATACTGCTGGTGAGATTTCATTGTGCATTCTTTCTGCTATTAATATTGGAAAGGTTAAATCAGATGAGGAGTTGGAAGATCTTTGCGATCTATCTGTTAGGTCACTAGAAGAACTGATTGATTATCAAGGATATCCTGTTGCAGCTGCAGAACGTGCTACAAAGGCACGGAGATCGCTTGGAGTAGGGTTTATTGGTCTCGCACATTATCTTGCTAAGCTTGGGTTTAAGTATGAGTCACAGGAGGCATGGGATGCTGTTCATGGACTTTCTGAGTCCTTCCAGTATTATCTTTTGAAGGCATCTAATGAGATTGCTAAGGAGAAAGGACATTGTGAGAACTTTGGTAGGACTAAGTATTCTGATGGTATCCTACCAATAGATACATATAAGAAGGATGTTGATGAAATTTGTAACCAGGAGTTGCAACATGATTGGGAATCTCTTAGAATGGCTATCACCACCCATGGTTTACGGCACTCAACACTGTCCGCACAAATGCCTTCGGAGAGCAGTTCCGTTGTGTCAAATGCAACCAATGGAATCGAGCCACCTAGAGACTACTTGTCCATTAAGAAATCAAAGAAAGGGCCTCTTAAACAGATAGTTCCTCAATATGGAAGTCTTAAAAACAACTATACACTCCTTTGGGATATGCCTGGGAATACTGGTTATATTAATGTTGTTGCTGTTATGCAAAAGTTCTTTGATCAAGCGATTTCTGGAAACTGGTCCTATAATCCGGAGCATTACCCAGATGCTGAAGTTCCTGTTAGCGTAATGGCACAGGATCTTCTGACCACCTATAAGTATGGATGGAAGACTTCATATTATCAGAACACTCATGATATGAAGACTGATGAAATTCAAGAACCTTCTCACCCAATGGGATGGCATGATAATGTGGAAGAAGGTGAATCAAAACTTGACAATTTACTGAAAGAGTTGGAAAATGTTGATGAAGGGGAGTGTGAGTCCTGTGCAATCTGATATTAAAGGAATGACTGTCTTCAATACTGAAGATGTGGATACCAGGAAGCAACCGATGTTTTTTGGTAAACCACTTGGTGTACAGAGATATGATAGTTATAAGTATCCTGCATTTGAAAATCTAACAAAGCAACAACTAGGATATTTCTGGAGACCTGAAGAAGTTTCTCTACAGAAAGATCGTGGAGATTATCATACACTCCGTCCAGAACAAAAGCATATCTATACTTCTAACCTGAAGTATCAGATTATGTTGGATAGTGTGCAAGGAAGAGGTCCAGCAATGGCATTTCTACCTTACTGCTCCTTACCTGAACTGGAAGCATGTATTGAAGTATGGGGATTTATGGAGATGATTCATAGTCGATCATATACTTATATTATTAAGAATGTATATTCAGATCCTAGTGAGGTATTTGATACTATTATTAAGGATGAACGTATTCTAGAACGTGCTAAGAGTGTTACAGGAGCATATGATGACTTTATTAATGATGCACAAGAATATGGAACAGGTAATTATTGGAGACCTGAATATAAAGGATCTCCATCAACAACATATACTATTAAAGAACTAAAAAGAAAACTCTATCGGGCAGTTGCCAATGTTAACATACTGGAAGGAATACGTTTCTATGTTAGTTTTGCTTGTTCCTTTGCTTTTGGTGAGCTTAAGTTTATGGAAGGCAGTGCGAAAATCATTTCGCTCATAGCAAGAGATGAGAACCAACATCTTGTCATCACTCAGAATATTTTAAACAATTGGCGTAAAGGTGATGATCCTGAGATGAAGCAGATTATGAAAGAAGAAGAGGAATGGACATATAAGATGTTTGATACTGCAGTCAATGAAGAGAAGCGTTGGGCAGACTATCTCTTTAAGGATGGTAGTATGATTGGTTTGAATGATAAACTCCTTCAGCAATATGTTGAGTGGATTGCTAATAGAAGATTGAAAGCAATTGGATTGAATCCTGCATATGATATTCCTGCAGCCCACAATCCACTACCTTGGACACAACACTGGTTGTCTTCCAAGGGACTCCAGGTGGCACCACAGGAGACTGAGGTAGAGAGTTATGTTGTTGGGGGTATTAAGCAGGATGTTAAAAAGGATACTTTTAGTGGATTTAAGTTATAGTGAAAACTAACAGTATCTGTATTTTAGGTGGTGGAACTGCTGGATTTTCTATAGCTTCTCTTTTGTCTAGGCATAGAGAAATGTCTGGATTGGACTATGATATTAAGTTGGTACATAGTGAAAAGATTGGAACCATTGGGGTAGGAGAATCAACTATTCTTACTATTAATACATTTTTAAAATTTTTAGGGTTGGATGATAAGGCATGGATGAGTAAGTGTGATGCCACGTATAAAACAGCAATTAAATTTACTGATTTTAATAAAGGAAGTTATTTTTATTTTCCTTTTGGACATTTATTCCCTCAACAAAATAATTCTGAATCTGCAAGAAAGTGGTTTATTGCTAAAGAATATTACCCGGAGATATGTATCCCCGAAAGAGCAGCACTTTATTATGTTCCAGATACTATATTAGCAGAAGAAAATAAACTAACCAGAGAATGTTTTGATTTTGATAATACTACTGCATATCAGTTTGATTCATCTAAGTTTGGTAATCTTTTAAAGCAATATTCAGAAGAACGAGGAGTTGAAATTGTAGATGATAAATTTTTAGAAGCAGAATTAAATGAAGATGGTTCTATAAGATCTTTGATTTGTGAAAATGGTATACATGAAGCAGATTTATTTGTTGATTGTAGTGGATTTAAATCATTACTTTTAGGACAGGTAATGAAGGAAGAGTTTATTTCTTTCAGTAATACTTTGATTAATAATAAAGCTATAGTTGCTAGGATTCCCTATACAAATAAGGAAAGGCAATTAAAGAATTATACTGATTCTATTGCTCTTAAAAATGGTTGGTGTTGGGAAATACCTTTATGGAATGATATGTCTGTAGGGTATGTTCATACAAATAAGTTTGCTACAGAGGAAGAGATTGAAAAAGAATTTTTTGATCGTTATGGCGAAGTGGAATATAGAACTGTAGAATATAAAACGGGAAGATATAAGAGAGGATGGGTTAAAAATGTTGTTGGTGTAGGACTTTCTTATGGATTTTTAGAACCTTTAGAAGGAACAGGATTGGCATCAACATTTATAAATTGTTTTAGATTGCTTGAATGCATTTCTAAAAGAGATATGAATTGTACTCAGATTGATAGAGATATATTTAATACTGGTGCGGGTGAGTATGGTATTGATAAATGGAGAGCACAGATAGAGATGCATTATTTTCTTTCAGTAAGAAGTGATAGTAACTATTGGAAATATGTTACGGAGGATATTGATTATAGAAATGGTATTGATTCACCTTTTAGTTATGAAAATCTTCTTTATAAATGTGGAGTAACAAGAGATTTGTATGATGCTGACGAACCAGGATTTATGTTTATTGTTGCTGGAATGAATTATTCATATTTTTCAAGAGCAGTTCTTTTATCAGAGACATCAAATAAAGATAGATATGATATGAGAGATTTTGCAGATTTTGTGCGAGACTGTCATATTCGTATTAGACCATATCCATCTACATTTAAATTTTTACAAGATAATATTTACGGCAAAGTTGGAATCGTTGATGGTATTAAACAAAATGTTAAACAAAATGTTAAAAAAATATTTAAAGTCTAATCCTTCTTTTGTTGAGATATATGATAATGCTCTTACTAAAAAAGAATGTGAGATATTAACTTCTCAATTTGAAAAGTCTTTAGACGCTACAATCGTAGGTTCTGCTACGACACAATTCAATTGGAAAGAAAATAGTAATTTCTTGCTTGTTAATAAAGGAACTTTATATATTAAATCTTCAGATTTAGAAATACGTGAAGTTAAGAGATCGTGTGATTTAACCACACACCTTCATTTACAGACTAATCCATTTTCTAATATTATCAGACCTGCTCTCATGTCTTGTATAGCGAAATATTCTAAAAAGTATTATAGTTTAGAAAAATATTCACCCTCATGGCAACCTGATACTTTGTTCAATATTCAAAAATATGAATCAGAAAATGATGGATATAAAATATGGCATTGTGAACATGGTCCTGGAACATCATCCAATAGATTTTTAGTATGGACAATCTATTTGAATGATGCTAAGTCAGGAACAGAGTTTATGCATTATTCTACAGTTAGTTCTAAAATTGGAAGATGTATTATTTTTCCAGCAGCATTTACACACATGCATCGATCAGAACTTAATCGTGGACTTAAATATATTGCAACTGGATGGATTTCTTATATGGATTCAATCAAAAATAATATGATTTTTTGTCAAGAATCAAAAAATTTTTAATAAGAAAACTCATCTACAACATCTAGTACTTTATTAAGATATTCGTCTGCTCCCCGGCATTCTTGTTCTGATAGTTCATGTCTTTCACAACGATCATAGAGCTCATTTTTAAGCTTCAAAGCTCTTGATTGCATATCAACTTTGTGCATTGCGCCGTTCATAGCTATATCCCTTGCTACGTTAATATTTATAAAGATTATAACATAGGATACTTAAAGTGTCTAAATCTAAATAAAGACATAGATGTATGGTAGGATATGCCTGTTGACTATGAAAACCCCTGGACTTATAATGACAAAGTTTTTAACTCTATTGATATTCTCGACCACTTTGGTTTTGTTTATAACATTACCAATCTCCAGAACGAACGACAATACATTGGTCGAAAGTATTTTTGGCAATTTAGAACTCCAAAGGGAAAAAAACGAAAAGTAAAATCCGAATCAGATTGGAAGAAGTACTATGGGTCTTGTCCAGAACTTAAGGAAGACGTTATCAAGTATGGCAGAGAGAGTTTTAGTCGAACTATGTTATCTTTACATGGTACAAAAGGTAAAACAAACTTTGAAGAGACCAGACAACTCTTCTACAACAACGTTCTCACAGAATCACTTGACGACGGAACCCCCCTGTACTACAATAGTAACATCCTCTCAAGGTACTTCCGAAAAGATTATTATGGAAACACAGACTGAAGATATTGTTTCAGGTATTCGTGAATGGGTATTAGAAAGGATTGATAATACAAATCATGAATATGCACAAGCACTTTATGAAGAATTTGCAGAATGGATTGATCTTGATGGTATAGAAGATATTGAAATTATATCTTTAGAACCTAATGAAACAGATTGATCTTGATCTTGAGTATGCTAATAAGCATAATATATTTAAAGATGGAGAGCAGAATTCTCAGGAATGGAATGAGATGTTTATAAGATTCAGAGATGAATATGGAGCACCTCAGTGTGATCCTAAGACTGGGTTAGGTGTAGATTACGGAGGTGTTCGGTCAGGTAGCGAGGGCTCATAGTTAAACGGAGATAACTACTGCCTTCTAAGCAGTTATTCTAGGTTCGATTCCTAGTGAGCCTGTTGACAAATGAAAATTTTGGTCTATAATAATAGGTATGGGCATCGGAGAGACCACCACCACTTCCTTTTCGTGTAAGGCCCATCACCATCATATCATATGCGGGCATAGTTTAGAGGTAAAACTAAAGGTTTCCAACCTTTCGTCACCAGTTCGATTCTGGTTGCCCGCTTTGGGTAAGTGTCCGAGTGGTTAAAGGAGACGGACTGTAAATCCGTTGGCTCTGCCTACGTTGGTTCAAATCCAACCTTGCCCATTGCCGAAATAGCACAGTGGTAGTGCAGGGCTTTTGTAAAGCCAAGGTCGCGAGTTCAAATCTTGCTTTCGGCACCTTCCAATCCCCTGTAGCTCAGTTGGTAGAGCTCGGAGCTGTTAACTCTGTTGTCGCTGGTTCGAGTCCAGCCGGGGGAGTTGGGGTAGTAGTTCAGTTGGTTAGAACGCCTGCCTGTCACGCAGGAGGTCGAGGGTTCAAGTCCCTTCTATCCCGTTAGGGTTGCTAGCTCAGAGGTAGAGCATTCGGCTTTTAACCGACCGGTCCTGAGTTCGATCCTCAGGCAACCCATATTCTAAATATTAAACACAATGAATGATCACACACCAATGAAAATCTTTTTAGATACTGCTGACACCTCTGATATACTTAAGTATTTTCCTACTGGATTGATTGATGGAGTAACTACTAATCCTACTCTTATTATGAAGAGTGGTAGAGATCCTGAAGATGTTTATCAGGAAATAAAAGATATTGGTGTTAAAGATATCAGCATGGAAGTTGTTGGTAGTTCTTCTGAGATGATTGTTGAAGGTAGAAGACTTGCTAAGAAATTTGGTGATGTATGCACTGTTAAAGTTCCTTGTAGTTATGATGGACTTTTAGCATGCAAAGAACTTTCGCGTGAAGTAATTGATGTGAATGTTACTTTGATCTTTGATCCTGCACAGGCAATTCTTTCTGCTAAGGCAGGTGCTAAGTATGTGTCACCTTTTGTTGGTAGATTAGATGATAATGAAATTGATGGTGTAAAATTAATTAAAGATATATCAAATATCTTTACCGAACATATGGTTGGTACACAGGTTCTTTCTGCTTCTATTAGAAATGTGCATAGTGTTTCACAGTCTTTTTCTATGGGTGCTGATGTAGTTACTATGCCGCCATCAGTATTTACGAAGATGTATAATCATATATTAACTGATAAAGGATTAGAATTATTTGATAATGATTGGAGTATGGTTACTAGCAATTCTGATTCTTCATCTGGATCAAAATAATAAATATTAGTAAAATGGAGTTGATTAAAAGGATATTTAATCATGATTATAGTAAGATGTAAGGAATGTAATAAAGAATTATCTAGTCATCCTGGTAAAACAAAGTGTTGTGGTTGTAGTAATATGACCACACTCAATGGAGATAAGTTATCTGCAAATGATTTGAGTTTGGTGGTTATGATTGATTCTGGAAATATGAAGAAGGATAAGAATGTCCTTTCTTCAGAAGATATTGCATGGCAAGAACAAAGACGTAAACGCAAAGTTCGTAAATTGGATTTTGAGGTACGATAAATAATGCGGTTCAATTTTGGTAAATGAAGAAACTTACAGTAGAAGAGTTCCAAGAAAATTGGGATGAGATGATTGGTAGAGTTGAAAATGGTGAAAGCATAGAAATAACAAATGGAGAATCAACTGCTGTAATGAAACCAGCTGATGCTGAGATTGTTCGTATCTATACGGAGCATGACGAAGGAGCATAGGACACTTGAAGAACTGTTTAAAATACTTGACATACAGTCTACTTGATCGTATAATTACTATGTAATCACACAAAACAATGACACTTACTTCAAAATTCAAGAAAGATGTTCAGACACTTAAGGACGCTGCAACTGGAGAATTTTTCCTTGATGTAAGAAACCCAAAACTTTACAAAAAGGTTCGTCGTTATTATGAGAATGAAGGTGTAGTATTCTCTGGTGAACCGCTTGACGATTATGATATTTTGATTGATTTTCTATCAACAGACTTGAAGATTACAGAAGTAAAATGAATGTAATTATGGAACGTTATCCTTACCGTTATGTGGAGTGTGGAACCCTAGAGAATGGGAAACCAGACTATCGTATTCAAAAGCAGGATGAGTATACCAAGAGGTACAGGGATATGTACCTCTGCGATAATGGTATGCAGATGACCACTGCTATTGAAGACTTTGAGTACACTAAATGGTTAGACTCTGCTGGTGTACCTGCTTATAGAAAGCACAATCCAGAAGTTAAATGAAAACAGCTCTCATAACAGGAATTACTGGGCAAGATGGTTCTTATCTTGCTGAGTTACTTTTGGAAAAAGGATATAAGGTTCATGGTATTGTTCGCCGTGCTTCCTTGATCAATACTCATAGAGTTGATCATATCTATAGTAAAATTAAACTACATTATGGTGATCTTACAGACTCTACTAATCTTATTAGAGTTATCCAACAGGTTAAACCTGATGAGATTTATAATCTTGGCGCTCAGAGTCATGTAAAGGTTTCTTTTGAAGTTCCTGAATATACTGGTGATGTAGATGGATTAGGAACTCTTCGTATATTGGAAGCAGTTCGTATTCTGGAAATGAAGGATAAGGTTCGTATCTATCAGGCATCTACTTCAGAAATGTTTGGTAATGTAAGAGAGGTTCCTCAAACTGAAACTACACCATTCCATCCACGATCACCTTATGGTGCTGCTAAAGTTTATGCTTATTGGCTTGTTAAGAACTATAGAGAAGCATATGGATTCCATGCTAGTTCTGGAATCCTTTTTAATCATGAATCTCCTAGGAGAGGTGAAACCTTTGTAACAAGAAAGATTGTTCAAGGTCTATCACGAATTGCTAGAGGTGAACAAGCAGTTCTTTATCTTGGAAACTTAAATGCTAAGAGAGATTGGGGACATGCAAAGGACTTTGTAGAAGCAATGTGGTTAATGTTGCAGCAAGATGAACCTGACGATTATGTTATTGCTACAGGAGAACAATATTCTGTAAAGGACTTTGTTGATAGATCAGCACCTTATTTTGGATTTGATCTTCAATGGATAGGAGAAGGTGAAGATAAAATTGCTATGGATAGGAAGACAAAGAAAACAATCGTATCAGTTGATCCCAAATACTATAGACCTGCTGAGGTGGAGAGTTTATTAGGAAGTTCCTTTAAAGCAAAAAATAAACTTGGTTGGGAACCTGAATATTCATTTTCTGAACTTGTGGAGGACATGTGTAAAAATGAACAGCTATTCTAAAATTCTAGTTGCTGGATCTACTGGTATGGTAGGATCTGCAATTTTAAGAAAACTAAAATCTAAAGGATATGAAAACATCTATTCTGCTCCTAGATCTCATTTTGATCTAACAAAGCAAGAGGATGTTGAAAGGTATTTTCGTGTAAATGAACCAGAGTATGTGTTCCTTGCTGCTGCTAAGGTAGGTGGCATTGTAGCAAATCAGAAATATTGTGCAGAGTTTATTAGAGATAATCTTTTAATCCAAACGAATATAATTGATGCAGCATATCGATATGGTGTCAAGAAACTTTTATTCTTAGGATCATCTTGTATCTATCCTAAGTATTGTGCTCAACCAATTAAAGAAGAGTATCTATTAACAAGTACACTGGAACCTACTAATGAATCTTATTCTATTGCTAAGATTGCTGGTATTAAGATGTGTCAAGCTTATCGTAAGCAATATGGATTTAATGCTATTTCATTGATGCCAACTAATCTTTATGGACCTAATGATAACTTTGATCTAGAAACATCACATGTGTTTCCAGCATTAATTCGTAAATGTCATGAAGGTAAAGATAAATTGGATCATGATTTGGGTGACTCTTTTACTCCAAGTATAGTATTGTGGGGTGATGGATCACCTAAGAGAGAGTTTCTTCATGTTGATGATCTTGCTGAAGCATGTGTATTCTTAATGAATAACTATGAGGAAGAAGAGCATATTAATGTTGGTACAGGAGAAGATGTATCTATTAAGGAACTAGTTGAAACAATTGCTGATGTTGTTGAATTTAAGGGTGAATTTGTTTGGAATACTGATAAACCAAATGGAACACCAAGGAAACTTCTTGATGTTAGTAAGATTAAATCTCTTGGATGGAAACCTACTATAGGTCTAAGAGAAGGTATTGAAAAAACATATGATTGGTATTTGAAGAATGAAAGTAGGATTTAATTGTAGTTCTTTTGATCTTTTTCATGCTGGTCATGTCACCATGCTTAAGATGGAGAAGCAGTTATGTGACTATTTGATAGTTGCATTGCAGGTGGATCCTACTATTGATCGTCCTGGAGTTAAGAATAAACCAACACAATCTGTTTATGAACGGTATGTTCAATTGCAAGGTTGTAAATATGTGGATGAGATTCTTGTGTATGAGACAGAAGCTGATCTTCTTAATCTGATTCAAACTCAAACTATTGGTATTAGATTTTTAAGTGAGGAATATAAGGATAGAGATTTTACTGGTAAGCAGTATTGTATTGATAATAATATCGAACTTCATTATCATTTAAGAAGGCATCAATACTCTTCTACTGAATTGAGGAGAAGAGTTCATCTACTTGAGGAAGAAAAGAGAGTGAATCCTGGAGGAGATGGACAACAACATTCACCAGAACTTTTAAAAAAGTATTTTGAAAAATGATTTTTATAACAGGTGGCGCAGGGTTTATAGGAAGTAATTTCGCACATTACCTTTCAGGTAAAGGTTTTGATGATATTATTATCCTTGATATGTTAACTTATGCAGGTGACATGGATAACCTATATCCTTTAGACTATCCTGTTAAAGGTGTAGATTTATTTCATGAAACTCATTTAGAGAGATTATTTGCTAGGTACAGACCAAGGTTTATATTTCATTTTGCAGCTGAGACTCATGTAGATAATTCAATTCATGATGTAAATCCTTTCGTTGATGCTAATGTTATTGGAACAGTTAATCTTTTGAACCTTGCTGTTAAGTATAAGGTAGAAAAGTTCCATCATATATCTACAGATGAGGTATATGGATCACTAGGATATGATGACCCACCGTTCACTGAGACCACTCCATATGATCCTCAGAATCCTTATGCAGCATCTAAGGCAGCAAGTGATCACTTTGTAATGGCATACCATAACACCTATGGTTTACCAACTGTTATCACTAATTGCTCTAATAACTATGGTCCTAGACAGAATCTTGAGAAATTAATACCAAAAACCATTACAAATGTCTTGGATAATAAGATGATACCTGTTTATGGTAGAGGTAATAACATTAGAGATTGGATCTATGTAGAGGATCATTGCAGAGCTATCTTAGATGTTTTCTATGCTGGTGGAGTTGGTCAGAAATATAATATTGGTGGTCAGTGTGAGATATCAAATTATGATATGGTTCGACTTATCATAGAACTTATGGGGGCTAGTGAGGATTTGATTGAATATGTTGATGATAGACCAGGACATGACTTGCGATATGCTATTGACAATGCTAAGATAAAGAATACTGTATCCTTTAGTCCAAAATATACACTTGAGGAAGGTCTAGAAAAAACTATTAAATGGTATGTATGAAAAAAGTAGAGACTAACTTAAAAGATGCATATCTGATTAAGTTAGATCGGTATGAAGATGAGCGTGGATTCTTTATAAAGTCTTTTAATATAAAGGAGCATCATTATGAAGCTAAACTTCAATTACCAGTACTACTTCAGGATAATCATTCAAGATCTTTTAAAGGAGTATTAAGAGGACTTCATTATCAAATTAAACATCCTCAAGGAAAGTTGGTTAGATGTATTAATGGTATTATTTTTGATGTAATAGTAGATCTTAGAAAGAGTTCTTCTACTTTTGGTGAATGGTTTGGTATTAAACTAGATAGACCTGAGTTGCAACTATGGGTTCCTCCTGGATTTGCTCATGGTTTTTATACTCTAAGTGAGACTGCAGACGTTGGATACAAGACTAGTGATTATTATTTTGCAGATGATGATAGGACATTGTTATGGAATGATCCTGATCTAGGAATTGTTTGGGGTAATGATGGTGATCCAATTCTTTCTCCTAAAGATAAGGATGGTAAATCATTTAAAGAATGTGATAAGTATGAGACTTGAAAACACAACGTTTTTGAGATATAATATATACTAAGGAGATTATGGTGTTTATGACTGAAGATGGTAAAACGGCACTTGTTTTAGGTGCTGGTGGCTTTATTGGTAGTCACATGGTAAGAAGACTCAAGGAAGATGGTTATTGGGTTAGAGGAGTTGACCTGAAACGCCCAGAGTTTTCCGAGACAGAAGCAGATGAATTTATTGTAGGAGATCTTACAGATCAACTATTCGTAGAGAGAGTAGTTGTGTTTAAAGGAAATGCTGGCAACTTTTATAAGTTTGTTTCTTCAAAATATACTCAACCTTTTGATGAGATCTATCAGTATGCTGCTGATATGGGTGGTGCTGGATATATCTTTACTGGAGAACATGATGCAGATGTGATGAATAACTCTGCAACAATTAATTTGAATGTTCTTAATTCTCAAAGAGCATTGAATGATAGAAAGTGTGTTAATAAGACAAAGATTTTTTATTCTAGTTCTGCTTGCATGTATCCAGAACACAATCAACTTGATCCTGATAACCCTGACTGTAGTGAAGATTCCGCATACCCAGCTGCACCAGATTCCGAATATGGATGGGAGAAACTTTTTTCAGAGAGATTGTACATGGCTTACAATCGTAACTATGATATTCCTGTTAGGATTGCCCGCTTTCATAATATTTTCGGACCAGAAGGAACCTATGAAGGTGGAAAGGAAAAGTCTCCAGCAGCAATCTGTAGAAAAGTTGCTCAAGTAGCTAGTGTTGGTGGAAGGATTGAAGTATGGGGTGATGGAGAACAGACAAGATCTTTCCTTTATATTGATGAATGTATTGAAGCAACACGTCGATTGATGAACTCTGATTTTATGGGACCAGTAAATATTGGTTCTGAAGAGATGGTTTCTATTAATGAACTTGTAGATATTGTAGCGAAAGCAGCAGGAAAACCAGTTCGTAGAGTGCATAAACTTGATGCTCCTCTTGGAGTTCGTGGACGCAATTCTAATAATGATCTTATCCGCGAAAAACTTGGGTGGGATTATACTATGACACTTTATGATGGAATTAAGAAAACATACGAATGGATTTTGGATAGAGTTAATAAGAAACCAATCGCTCAATAGTTAGATGAAATTAAGACATTGTAAGTATGTTGCCTCTACAGGTGGATGTAGTTTATTAAATCATCCAGAGATGAATGATTTGTATTGTATGTGGAATTGTGGATTTTATTCCAATCAAACTCAAGCATTTCTATCTACTTTGATTCTTCTTTCTCATGGAATATTTCCTGATAGGATTGATTATTCCATGGGGTTTAAGAGGTTTAAGTCTGATCCAGAAAGAGATATCTTTCCAGATTTTTATAGAATTGATCAAACTAAAAAAGTAACTCCTAAAAATATTATTCTTCCTGATGAGAATAGAAAGCAATTTGAAATTTATGATTTTGAATATTATAATCAAGTTGTAAAAAGATTCTTTAATCCAAGTGGTATTGTTGCTGATAGGTGGCAAATGCTAACTGAGAAGTATGAGATTGATCCAGAGAAAACTGTTTCTGTTCTTTATCGTGGAACTGATAAGTGTACTGAAGTTCGTTTAGCACCACCGGAGGATTATTTGAATGCTGTAAAACAAATTTTAGATCAGACTCCTGCTAATAGAGTTTTAGTTCAGACGGATCAGACTCAAGTTCTTGATTATTTTAAATCTGAATTGGGTAATATGGTTGTTTCTTTTTCTGAGACTCCATCAACATCTGGTAAGGATGCTATGAATACTGTGATGGAGAATGAAGGTAAGGATACTATGGACTGGATGCAGTGGTTTGATGCTGCTTTACGGTGTGTTGCAGAGTGTTCTTATGTCGTCAATCATACTGGTAACTGTGGACTTTGGATGAATCTTTATAGAGGTAATGTTGATAATGTATTCCAATTTAATGAAGCAGGACAATTAACATAATGACTGCAACTATTGAAGAAGAATTAAAATATATTCAAGAGATTAAACCTAGTGATTGGTCTAGTAAACAGTATTTTTGGGATACATTAGAGTATGTAAAGGAACCGTGGATTTGGCGAGGTAAAGAAACTAATGATGGATTGTGGTTAGAATTTGGTGTAGGTCGTGGAAATAGTATCAATACTCTTTCATTAAGAGATCCTAAAAAGATGCTATATGGATTTGATAGTTTTGATGGTCTTCCTGAGGATTGGGGACCAGAAGAACCAAAGGGTACTTATAGTTTGGCAGGTTATCCTCCATCTGTTAATGAAAATGTAAAACTGTTTAAGGGTTTATTTCAAGATACATTAGAAGATTTTCTTAAGGAATATGGCGAACCTGTTGCTTTCTTACATATGGATGCTGATTTATATTCTTCAACATTATATGTACTAAGAACTCTTATGAATGATAATAGATTTGGACCTGGAACGGTTATTTCTTTTGATGAAGTTTGGGGTAGAGAACAGTATGAACAGCATGAACTAAAAGCATGGGTTGATTTTGTTAATAGAAGTGGAGAAAATCATGGAATGATACCTATAAAATATAAATGGATTACAAGAACTGACCGAGGACAAGCATCTCTTATAATAGTAAGATGATAAAATATTTTGATAATGAGGATGAAATGATTTTTAGAATTGATAATGTTTTTAGTGATGAGCAAAGAAAGAAAATGATTGAGGATGTTGAACCTCTTTTACTTCCTAAAGAAGAAGAGTTTACAAGACAACAAACATGTCCCGCATTACATTTGCGTCCTGGTTTTGAATTTGTTAGTGAGCATATTTTAAATCTAATTAAAGAAAGATTCAATCTTAAGTTGGATTTGTTATTTTCTTGGGTTAATTTGGATTATGGTGAGAAGAAAGATATGTTTTGGCATACTCATCCATATGATTATTCTTGTGTTTATTATATGAAAACAAATAATGATAATGGAGGAACATTATTTAAGGATAAATCTTTAAACTTTGTTACTTCAATGCAAAATAGTTTGATACTATTCAATGCTAGTTTAGAACATACTGCTCCACCTTATGATCTTCATGAGAAAAGATATACTTTAGCAATGGATTTAAATCGTGTTGAAAGAGATGGTCCAAGAGCTGATGAACTGCCAAATGAAGTGGTTATGACTGCACTACAAAAGACTTATTATTAAGGAGATTTTTAATGAATAAAGTACCTGATTTAGTTTTTCATCATCACACATCATTGGGTGATCACTTTATATGTAATGGAATTGTTCATACATATGCTGAGCAATTATGTGAGAGGTTGCATCTACCATGTCATCATAGATATCTTGAGACAATAGAATGTTTGTACCAAGACTTTGATAATAT